TGACTTTCAACATTCAATGCCTTATCTAGTCCGTCAGCAACATTGTTTTTCATATCATCTTATAACCGTTGAGAAGTTATTCCCTGTAAAAAAGTTTTCAGTATCAAATGCAAAGCCATAAACAGAGTTAGCATTGATTAGGCTCCTGTCTACGCTTGCCGCTGAATTTGCAGTGGCAACACCAGCCGCAGTTTGCCCTGGTGTAAGTGTGATACGCTCTTGTTCAAAGTCTGTTGTGCTTACAAGTGTATTACTACTAGGAATGTGAAAGTCAACCTTAGTTCTTGTGATGACCCCTTTATTTGTCACAGGCCCATAAATATAGCCTTTGATTGTAAAATTAAAAGTATAGATAATAGCCCTACGACTTTGAAAGTCTGCTTCATATGTATCTTCAATCGTCATGCCCTGCAATACTGTAGGTACATCAACAAATATTCCTAGAGATGGCACGATCTTTACTGAGTTTGTCCACTCTGGGCGAAAGTAAGGTAGAATCTGTTCTACAACTTGTACAGCATCTTCTTGATTTGCAAACATGCCATATAGTGACATATCAATATTATATGGCGCAGGTGCAAAACCAGAACGCAAAGAATTATTACCAGACCCAACAGATGTTAAACGATTTTGTCTGTTCATCTGTCTTGTAGAATCATAATTGAATCCGGTAATTTCAAATGAAAGTCTAGGTAATACCGTTGCTACTTCTCTTGTTATATCTGGATTTTGTCTAATTCTTGCAAGAAACTTTTCTTTTGGTCCATATGCAATAGGCACACGAATAGTCTGTGTCGCCGCACCAGCATTGTTGTATCTAACTACGTCTACATCATTGAACATATTACCGAACATGACGATGTATTTACGAATAGCACTATGATAATCACTATTACCAAACATTACCAGTCACTCCCCTCACTGAATGGATTCTGTTCAGAGAAATCAAGAAATGCTCCGAGTGATCCTGATGATGTTGTTTCAGTTTGAATATATTCGTTATTTGCTGTAGTGGCAATAGAATCTATTCTGTAATCTTCTGCTACCATAGCATCGCCAGTTTCAAAAACGAGGACATTGCCCGCTTCATCTAAGATGCTAAAGTCTTGCATTACTGTTGAATGTGTTGTCTGAATACCATCAATGATACTAATACCAGTGTCAAGCTCTTCATGTGAATATTCAAACAATTCACATTTCAGATCATACATTGCAAGTTCGCCCATCTGATAGAAAACAGACTCGTCTTCTACAAATTTAATCTCAAACAGGCCGCCAGTGAGTGGTAAATAGATAAGATCGCCCTCTAGTGGTCTTGTTGCTTCATGGCCATCTTCTTGTGCAATCATATCTTTGGCAATCAATTCATCGCCAAATCTTCTCTTTGAGATAGTGAATGTGATTTCGTCACGAATCTCTACATTAAATTTTGAAAGAAAATCGCCTTCTCCCTCAAAGCCTTCAACATTTTTGATATACATTTCTAATTCATAAGCATTATCAAACTTTGATAGAACATCTTCACCAAAAAGATCATCTTCTTTTATTAGTGTTCTAGGAATATAAAAGCAGTCAAAACCATAAATCTTGATAGACTCAATAATCAAGTCTTCAAGTAGATTCTGTTGGCCATAATGACCAAAATTGTTAAAGAAGAGATTTGTTGCCATTTCTCACTATCCGATCATATCCATTACAGGCATAGAGAACTTAGAAACGATTTCTTCTTCTAGTCTCTTGATTTCTTCATCTGCTTCAGACCAGATTTGCTGACCGTTGAATGTTACACCACCGGGAAGTTGCATGCCTTCAAACTTCTTCATGTTCTCGCCCCATTGACGTTTGAAGAGTTGTGTGCAATATTGTCTTAGCCAGTAATCACCCCATACCTGTGTGTAGGTATCAGGATCAATAACACGATATGCCTCAATAATTAAATATTCATCTGCGGTTACTCTTGCTTCCCAATCCATATCAATATAAAGTCTATCCATATGTCTTGAAAAGCGTAAGGGTTGCTTACCAACAAAGAGTTCTTCCATGAGAGCAATTCGCTCCATAGATGACACATAGTTTTGAAATTGTCCGTGGGCCCAATCGTGTATTTCGTTGAGTGTGATCTGATATCTTAGATTGAACAGGTTGTTTGAATTAAGTCCTGCGCCAACAGGAAATAGATTCACGATGCCAGTAATTGTAGTTGGAATTGAAATATATTCGTTTGTAATATCTGATGCAGTGACTTGATGCTTTAGAAATGTTCTCTCTGTGCCATCAAAATGATAGTCACGATAAAACTCTAGTGCATCATCAATGCGATCCTGCATCTGATCTTCATCAATATTAATCTCAACTACTGGCGAACCTAGTCTGCGTAAGCAGTAATTTTTTAGTTCTGTGCGTGAACGTGGATTTGCCATAAAAAAAGTCCCAGAAATTGTTATCTCTGGGACTATTTATATGTTTTGGCATCTTTACTCGCCTTTGAGTATTCTAATCTCTTCTTTCAGAGCGGCGATTTCATTAGACATTGTTTTGATAGCCTCAATTGTAAGAGCGTGTAGTGAGTCATATTTTACTGTTAAGTAAGGATCTTCACCATCAGCAAGGCTTTTAACTTCTTTGACTGCTTGTGGTAGAACTTTTTCAACATCCTGTGCAATGACACCAGCAGATTTATGACCGTTTTTCTTCCAGCTAAACTCAACACCACGAAGTTGATGAATTTTTTCAACAGCATTTTCAACAACTTCAATATTTTCTTTGAGTTTTTCGTCTGAAGAAATAGCTGTTGATTCTGAAACAACGTCACCATCGACTTGAAGATCACCATCACTCTCAAGACGCATATCTTCACCGTTTGCAACATAGAAACGCATAAGTTGGTTGCCGTCATCAAAGTGAATAAACTCATGACCGTTACCAACATAAACATCAGTAGAGGCGCCATGTCTTTGATCGGCTGCAAGACCTACAGTATCAGCCGCAACAGAAATACCTGTTCCAGCACCGACATTGAGTGTTGACGTTCCGCTAGATGTAACCGTTCCACCACCAGTCAAACCATTACCAGCACTGACTGTGTGTGATGTCACAGTACCAGTAGTTGTTGAAAAATTAGCATCGTTGTTGAAGCCAGAAATGTTGATATTCGCCTTAGTAAGTTTCTTTTGTGCGTTTGAACTATCAACAACTGCAAAGAAGTCTCCATCCCCATTTGAAGTGGATGTAGTTAGTTCTGAAAGATCAACAGCGACAGTTGGAGTTGCACCCTCACCTGCGCCACCTACATCAATCAAAGCTCCCGCTGTTAGTGAAGCAACATAGTTACCGCTTGTATCAGTACCAAGAACTACATCGTTATTGTAGGTGGTAGCGATAGAAACTGCATTAGCAGAGAATGATGCTGTACCAGTAACATCACCAGTCAAAGTCACAGATGCAGTAGCACCTAGTTTCTGACCAATGTTCGTTGCGACTGTTGTTGAGAATGAAGCATCGTCACCAAGAGCGGCAGCAAGTTCATTCAATGTGTCTAGTGCGGCTGGTGCAGAGTCTACGATATTTGCTACAGCGGTATCAACATATGTTTTACTTGCGGCATCTGTTGCGGCAGATACAGTGTCAACACCTTGAATACGACCTGTGCCTGATAGAGTGATATCACCACCACCAACTGTCAAGTCACCAGCGAGTGTGATATTATCAGTAAGTTTGTTGCCATCAACTGAGTCATTGGCAATTGTTGTTGCTACTGATACTGCATTAGTAGAAAATGCTGTGGCCGATGCTGTTACATCGCCTGTTAGTGCTACTGTAGCACCAGCACCAAGTCTAGCATTAGCAAGAGTGACAGTGTTAGCGACCTGCATACGATCATTTACAAGTGTATTTGTGTTAGCGACCTGCATACGATCATTTACAAGTGTATTTGTGTTAGCGACCTGCATACGATCATTTACAAGTGTATTTGTATTTGCTACTTGCATTCTATCATTAACATTTGTTGTCAATGTTGTGAAGCGTGGCTCTGAGTTAGCAATATAAGAATTTAGATTTGCAGTAATGCTAGTGTGCAAAGCCTGTGTGTTAGCTACTGTCATATAGCCAGCAACTTCTACTGTCAAGTTTGCAGTAGATACAACATTAGCGACAAGACCACTGAATAGGGCTTGCGTGTTTGCTACTGTCATATAGTTGTTAAGTTGTGTAGCACTAGCACCAATAACATGACCACCCTGTGTACTACCATCATGTACACGGAGTTGGTTAGTGGTTGTGTCCATTGTTACTTCGCCTTCAGCACCAGTGAAAGCATTTTGAGCGGTAGTATTTCCGCGGCGTAATTGTAGTTGAGTTGCCATTTTTCTCTCTTCTAGTTAGTTTATCTAAACTTTTTAATTATTATAGGTTCTTATTTAAGTCAAAGCCAAAACATATTGAATGTCGGCCATTTTCTGTAGAGTACTGTACTAACCACTTCTACTGTTTACTCCTGTTAATTGGCTTCTAAGGCCGTGATACGGGCTTCTAATTCTTGGATAGTCTTCACAAGCAATGGGACGATTTTGGACTGGTCGATGCCCTGCATGACAGGATTTCCATCAGCATCTACCTCGTCCTTCGTGCCTGTGATTGCCTCTGGCACAACAGCCTGTACCTCATGCGCTAGGAAGCCATCGACAGTTCTATCTGGGTCAGCAATAAAGTTAAAACGTGCTGGCTTGAGTTGCTTTAATCGTGTGGTTGCATCCCAAGTGTAATCCACGTTTTCTTTGAGGCGGTAGTCTGATGAGGTGTTGTAGCTTGTGCTACTACCGCTAGTGCGAATTGTGCCAACAGCACCGTTGCCGTTTCCAAAAACGCCGTGGGTTGCAGTCCCTGTTCCAGAACCAAATGACGTAAAACTACCAGCGTCAGTTGTGGACATCATAGAACCCGCCACGCTAGAACTTGGGTTTTCAGTGCATCCTACAAAAAATTTGGGGGTTACGTTACTACTTATTCGAGCCTTTTCCGCACCGCCAGCAAAAAACTTGATAGTGTTCGCTGGGTTAGAAGATATGTCCATATATGTGTCAGTGTCACCAATGCCAGTAAAGAACTGCGCTAATACTTG